GACTGGATCCACGGCGCTCGCTCAAGCAGCAAATTGCAGCAGCGCAACAGCAGCCTACCCAGCAGCCGAACACACGCCCGTTGCCGAATGGAAGGAGCGCGACAGGAGGCGTGGCCCAACGTTCTAACGGTGCAACTCAGATGCACAATGAGAACGCATCGTGGAGCGATATCATCCGAGACGCTATGCATGAGCATGGCGTTAGTATCAACTAGCTGAGGTAGGACACATGCCCGTTGGAACAGTAGTACCGGCAATTGCCGAAGTGCTGCATTCCACGCTGACTAAGAGCCGACGCAAGCTCGTCATGGCGAGCATCAAGTCGAACGCACTTATGGCGTGGGTGTTCAGCAATGATCGAGTCGAGTATGAGGATGGTGGATACAACATCACCAACCCTCTCACTGTGGGACGTAATCCTAACGTTACATCCTACCAGTACTATCAACCGCTGCCTGTTAACCAAACAGATGAGTTCGACACAGTGGAGTATGGCTACTCCCGTGTCGCAGGTAGCGTCATCATCTCGGATCAAGAGCAGGACGAGAACAACGGTGCTGCGGCGATCTTCAAGCTGATGAAAGAGAAGATGAATGTCCTTGAGGAGTCAATCAAGGACAAGTTCTCGCAGTATCTCTACGCTGTGGGAGGTGGAACTGATCCTCTTGGTCTTGGCAGTCTCATACCTACTAATCCGATGACTGGCACACTCGGTGGGATCAATCGCGCAACACAGCCTCAGTGGCGAACATCCGCTTACGTGTTCGGTGGTGGTGTAGATAGCACCAACATCGAAGAAGTGCTAGATGACATCCTCATGGACCTGACACTCAAGGGTGATCGTCCGACTGTCATCCTCACTGGTCGCAACATGTACCGCATGTATCGACAGGCTGTGCGTGACAAGTTCACCATTCCGTTGTCAGAGGGTAAGGCATCCAAGCGGATGTTTGACCTTGGCTTCGAGGGGTGTCTGCACAATGGCATTCCACTGCTCTACGATGAGGATTGCCCCGTCAACTACATGTATTTCATCAACGACACCTATCTGCGCCTGCACATGCTGCGTGGCGTGAACATGAAGGTGAAGGAGTTGGTGGCACCATGGAATGTTGACGCTGTTGGCAGCCGTGTAGTGTGGCAAGGACAATGGTGTTTGTGGAGAGCGTTCAGAACACACGGCGTTCTCACCAACTAGGAGTGTGTCATGCCAAAGATGAAGTATGCAGTCATCGCACTACAACAGGATGAGGAACCACCGGCTGATCCACCTGAGGATTGGGTGCAGGACGGTGTGAATTATCCGAAAGGTGATCCACCGGCTGGTGTGCAATCATCTACTGAAGCGGTGCCTGAGATTAAGCCACCGAACTATGTTCCACCTGATCCGCTCCCTGCTCCTGAGCCGCCAACAGATGAGGCTCCTGAAGAACCACCACCATCAGAAGTGCAACCAGCGGGTAGCTTTCGATGAGTGGGGCACTCGATCTCAAACCCGCGTTCCAAGCGGAGAAGCTGGAAGGTGAGTTTACACGCACGGTGATGTGCATTGAGGAGGACATACGCAAGGTAGGTCCGAACCAAGACAAGTCGCTGATCATTCGCAAACTCGTGCCTCGTCAAGAGAAGTATGAGGGAGCGTATATGATCTACTTCCCACAGGGTCATAGCATCCATGTAGCTGCGGATGACGTAGAACAACTCCAACGCATTGGTGTGTTCGATCGTCCTGACTACGTGGATATGAACACTGGTGAGGTAGTTCCTGCAAACGTTGCACTGTCTCCAAAGGAGATTGTGGAACGCAGGACACGAACACGCATAGGGCCTAACCGAACAGGTGGCCTTAGCAACCTAACAGAGGAGCTTGGCGAGTAATGGCCAATGTAATGGCAAATCCGACCAACTTCGCACCGGGGCGTATTAACCAATACGTACCGGGGATGAAGTATTCGGCGGATGTTAACTACAACGCTGGCACGCGTGTGAACTTCGGTGCTCCTACGGCTGCATCCGCCAACAACGTTGCCAACGCAGTCAATATGACTACCGCTGGCACGACTGACCTCAGCGCAGTGTTGCCGCTGCCTGAGCCATATGGGCGCACGGTGTCGTATGTAGCTGCGGCTGCATCGACTGGCACTGTGAACCTCAATGGCTATGACTATCTCGGTCAGCCGATGAGTGAACAGATCACGCTGAACGGTGCAACGCCTGTTGCAGGTAAGAAAGCGTTCAAGTACTTCCGTAACGTGACCTACACTGCATCGGCCACCACGCTGAGCATCGGGTCTGCTGCCTCACTCGGTCTGCCATACAAGGCAGTCCGTTGTCAGTTCGAGACAGCAAATCAGGCACTCGTAGCTCCTGGAACACTGGTAGCTCCGGTGCTCACTGATCCCCAGACTGCTACGACTGGTGATCCGCGTGGCACATACACACCGACTACTGCATTCGATGGCACTACGGTAATCAGTGCGATATTCGATATGCAGAACGATGTTAACCTTAGCAACAGAGGAGGACTATACGGCATCCCTCAGTTTACTAACTGAGGTTCCTTCCCGTTCAACTTGGCTTCTACTGTCGGCGTGGTGTATTATCCCTTTCCACTGCGCCGACCCTTTTCTTGAGGTGATCGATGGCTATAGCAACAGCAGCGGGTGATATTGCTAGAGACGTGATCACCGAGCTATCGCAAGTCCCTGGTCTGGCGACACAGATATACGCGAGCGGACGCATCCTGCAATTCGTTCAGGATGCGTATTCGTTTGAGATCGTTGATCAGTGGTGGCCCGACTACATGCACTACTTCAATGTTGCTGTCGATGGCACAACAGGCATGCTCACACAGGACTTGAAAGGACCGATCAGCACAATCAATCGCTATGAGGACATAGCAGCGGTATGGCCTGAGTGGGATAATCGTAGGCTTCGTGCGCTACCAACTGGCATCAATCCGCACACGCTCGTTGGTAAATACCAAATGATGTACATGGGGCCTGACGCTACGGTTGAAGCACGTCCCATGAAGGTGTGGCCTAGGGAGTCGGTTGGCAACATAATCATTTGGGCGCGTCAACACTCTGAGATACCGATGAGTGTAGCGTCTAAGATATGGCTTGATCGCCTACTGATGACATACGACGCAGCATGGATGTATTGCGTCGATGATGGAACTGTCCCTGCGCAGGTACAGAAATACCAGATGCTAGCTGCTAAGCGCAGACAGCAGTTGTTGGCAATGAACGCGCAACAGCCAATTGAACTCGATCCGCGCTTCCCATCGTTCTCCGATCCATCGATGGGCTGGTTCACGGTCAGCAACACGCCACTGGCATGATACCGCGCAACTACAATCCACCGCGGCCTACACTCGGGCAGGTTTCACCACTTGCTGGGCTACCTATGCCTACACCGTATCAGCATCCTGCTCCGTCCAACGAGTATGCTGGTTACGAGCGTGGTGAGGTACTGTATGCTGAGGATCTGAACCTATCGCTAATGGTGCGTCCGCTGAAGGCTGAGGCGTTGCTCATCAGCGGTGGACAGATGGCAGGTCCGCTATATCTGTGGCGTGATCCGGGAACAGCAAATGAAGCTGCTACGAAGCAGTACGTAGACACGCTGTTCCAGCTTGTCTCGGGTGAGGTTGTACCTGATCTGAGTGCATACCTGCAAAAAGCAGGTGGTGCTATGACAGGACCACTACTGCTGTGGCGTGACCCTGCTGCACCTGATGAAGCTGCTACTAAGCGTTACGTCGATTACGCACTTGCTAACAACCCAGGACCAATGGGACCTCCTGGGCCTACTGGTCCTGTTGGTCCGCAGGGATCGACTGGTCCGATCGGTGCTACAGGTGCGCAGGGAGTTCAAGGTCCACAAGGGCTTGTAGGACCACCTGGATTGACAGGACCAACTGGTAGCTCGGGACCACCGGGTGTTCCTGGTCCATCAGGAGCAACAGGACCAACTGGTGCAACGGGAATACCAGGAGCACCGGGTCCACAAGGCAGTCCTGGTCCCACTGGAGCAAAAGGTGACGCAGGAATACAAGGCCCAATAGGTCCGACAGGTAACACTGGTCCACCTGGACCAACTGGACCAGCCGGTAGTGTAGGTGCGTCAGGACCAGCAGGACCACAAGGAAGTGTAGGGCCAGCAGGACCAGCGGGGCCAGTTGGTCCACAAGGTGTGCCCGGTTCGCAAGGTCCACAAGGGAATACGGGAGCAACCGGAGCAACTGGTAGCATGGGTCCACCGGGTCCACAAGGACCGACTGGTGCAACAGGACCGGCAGGACCAGTATCTGCACCGAGCACAGACCCTCTAAACTACATTGTATTAGGCAGTGATGGTTTAGTGTGGGCACCACTAGCTGTGCAGCGTGCTGGTGACACGATGACGGGGCCGCTCACTGTTGCTAGTGAATATTTGATGGTGCAAGATGGCACAGCCGAAGGATATGTAAAGCTCAACTCAGGCGATGCT